GAGGTCCGGGTGCAGCTTGATCGGCGGGGCCATGCCCGTCGCCCAGCGCACCTTGAACGAGCCGTAGGTCTGCGCCACCAGGAGGTCGAACACCGACTGGTTGATGCGGTCCTGGAGCGGGATCATCGGCTCGATGACGCCGATGGTGCGACCCTCCAGGTCGACCGCTGCGGCGAACCGCGTGACGGGGGTCTCCGTGGCGCCGTGCGCGCTACCGCGGCCGACGCGGGGGCCGTCCTTGGTCAGCTTGACCGGGAACTCCATCCGGCCGATCCACAGGCGCGCCGCGCCGTCGACACGCTCGCCGCCGGACGTCGTGGACCAGCGGTCGACGGTCAGCGCCGCGTAGGGCACCTCGTCGTTCGCCGGGTCGACGTACAGCGCCGCGGTGCGCAGCGAGCTGAGGCCGCTGATCTGCACCTTGTCGCCGCGCCCCGTGACGAGCACGAAGCTGTGGCCGTAGGCCAGGGCGGCGCGATGCACCGCGGCCTGGCGCGCGTCCATGCGCGAGCGCTGCCAGCGCACCCACTCCGGGCTGTCGCCCGGCTGGCGCGTCGCGCCCGCGTCGCCACCGCCTCGGCGGAAGCCGTCCACGTAGAGCGCCTGGGCGGGGGTGCCGACCAGGAGCGGCATCCAGTTGGACACCGCGCGCCGCGCGAGGAGCCGGTACTCGGCGCCGGCCGTCTCCGGCAGGTACGGGCCCGCGTGCTTCCCGTGCAGGTAGTCGTCGATGTTCTTGAGCCGGTCCTCGTCGCGGTCGAGGATCGCGAGGAGGCTCTTGGCGATCTCAAGTGGCTGGGCCACGGGCCGCTCCTTTCGGGGCCCGCGCGCCAGGGCGCCGGACCTACATGAACCAGCCGCGACCGGTGCGCTTGCGCTCCGACTTGCCGCGGGAGTTGAGGTCGTAGAGGCATTGGAAAGCGAGGAGCATCGCCGCGTAGGCGTCGACCTTGCGCGGGGACTCCCGCGACTCCTTGCGGAACGAGACGCCGTAGTCGTTGGACGCTCGGCGTGCGTTGAGGACGTGCCGGCGCAGGGTCCGGTTGCCGTCGTGGAGGAGCTTGCGGTCGAAGATCGTCCGCATGAGCCGCTCGTGGGCGCGCGTGACCGCCTTGACGGACTGGCGCATGTCGTAGCCGATGGGGGAGCGCTCCGAAGCCTTCACGGAGAGCTGGTCGCCCAGGTCCCGCTCCCACTCGTAGATGAACGACTCCCACAGGGCGACGTCGGCGTAGAAGCCCTTCACGTCGTAGAGGCGGAACTGCTCGCGCACGGTCTCGTCGACCAGCTCGCGGGGCACCTGCCAGCCGTCGGCCGCGGGGCCGTCCGGCTTCTCCCACACGTTGACCACGAACACGCACATGTCGCGCAGGCGGACGGCGATGAGCGCCGTGGCGTCGTCGGTCTTGCCACCGTCGAAGCCGAGCACGATCTCGTCGCCGGCCTCCAGCTCGGCGCCCTCGGACAGCATCACGTCCCACTGAGCGGGGCCGTAGAGCGCGTCCTCCTCGGCGACCACTTGGTTGTACCAGAAGCGGCGCGAGCGGCTGGGGGCGTTGTTCACGTCGAGGATCGACTGCACGATGGTCGGGATGTCGAGCCACACGCTGTCGCCACGGACGAGCGAGAGGACGATCTCCGCGACGCGGCGCGAGAGGCCGGCGTGCGGGGGCGCCTCCAGGCTGTCGTAGAGCCACCCGGTGTCCTCGGCGCGGCCCTCGTTGACCTTCTCCCACGACTCGCGCAGGTGCTGGCCGACCGAGTCCTCGCCGGGCTCGTAGGCGTTCGTGATCGCCAGCACGCGGCCCTGCATCTTCGTCAGGTTGCGCTCGATGACGTCCCACATGGCGTGGCCGCGGTTGCCGGCGATCCACTGGTGGGGCTCGTTGGCGATGACGAACGTCGCCCGGCCACCCTCCAGGGCCCGCGGGCTGCTCGTCACGGCCTGGAGGTGGACGCGCCCGTTGAGGGCGTGGATCACCTCGGCGCCGTCCGAGACGCCGTAGTGGGCGCGGAAGGCGTCGGTCATGAGGATCGCGAACATCGTGGTGGTGTTCTGCGTCTGGAACTGGTTCACGGCGGCGATCTGCACGAGCGCCGTGGGGCAGGGGACGCCGATCGGCGAGCCGTCCTTGGCCCAGCCGCCGAAGCGGCTCGGGCCGACGAGCTCGACGAGGCAGAGGGCCGCAGCGAGCGGGTCCTTGCCCCAGCCCTTGAGCCGCTGGAGGACGCCCGCGCGGTAGGTGAAGCGGCCGGACTCATCGACGGCGTACCACCAGAGGACGAACCGGAGCTGCTCCAGCGTGAGCTTGAAGTGGTCGCTGCCGTCGGGGCCGCGCAGCCACTTGGCGAGCCAGCCGGCGATCTCCCAGCCGAGCGTGCGCTCCGGCAGGAGCCACGCGCCGTCGCCGTCGCGGAGCCACGTCGGACCGATGCACACCGGGGCGTACTTCGCGCGCATCTGCTCGTCGTCGAGCAGGTCATCGCTGGTCGCGATGAGGGTGGCCGTGTCGCTGGGGGTGGACATGAGGCCACCCCCTCTCGCGGTCGAGCCGCGAGCCGGGGATCAGGCGCTAGCGGCGGGGCGTCACATGGGTCGACCAGGCGCCGCCGTCGAACCAGCGCACGAAGCGCTGGTCAATGGGGTCGGGGTACCAGCCGGGCGGGATGGCGAGCGTCCGGTGGTTGGCGGGCGCGTTGGCGGCGACGAGTGCGGCGATCTGCTGGCGCTGGGCGTCGAGCATCGCCGCTCCGTGCGCGGCCTGGTCCCGGGCGGCGTTGCGCGTCTGGCGCGCGTAGCGCATGACGCGCTCGTCCTTCGTGCGGAATGGGACAACGCCCATCGTCGTCACGCTAATGGACTTTCGCAGCAGACCCACCGAATCCCCCTATTTCGCCCACTCGAATGACACCGGCCGACGAATCTACCACGGAGGAACTACGCGGCGTTGAGCGCCGCTCGGTAGTCGGCGATGGCGACGACCTCTGCGCCCACCTGCTCGGGCTCGGGCTCCTGGAGCTCGATGCGCGCCTTGCGGCGGTCGACCTCGGTGAGCATGAGCCGGCCAAGGCCGTCGAGGATGGTCTGGAGCATCTGCGAGGACTTCCGCGTCGCGTTCGCGTACGTGGTGACCTCGTCCATGAGGAACATGGCGAAGGCCCAGTCGGTGTCCTGGAAGAAGTCGGCCTGCCCGGACGACCTCATGGCCTTGAAGATGCGCTTGGCGCGCGGGTGCCAGCTCGGGTCCTCGCGCGGCACGATGACGTCGCGCATGACGCCCTTCGTCACGGCCGGCTGGTTGCCGCCAGCTCGCGAGCGCGGGCGCTGGAGCTCATCTTCCCGCTTGCGGTGTGCAGGCATGGCGTTCACCTCCCGAGGGGGCCGGCGCGCGAAGCGCGCCCTGGACGGTTTGGGTTGTGCTCGTGGGGCGTTGAGCGTTTCGCGCGATTTCGCGCGTTCGGTTTGAGAGATCGGGCTGACTTCTACCAGCCAACACACTCAGACGTTGCCGATCACCGCTTGTTCCCGGCTCGGCCACCACGCAGTAACGTGGCGATCTCTGGCAGACCTGACAGGAATCGAACCCGTTGCCGCCCGGGTTGGAGCCGGGGGCGCGCGCCATGCGCTCAAGCCTTGGTTGGGTGGAGTAGGCGCGTAGCGTCGCCTCGTTCTTCGACTCCCGGACAGGTCTGGTCCTCAGCCCTTTCGGGCGTCACCCGCCTTACCGTTTGGCCGCACGTTTAGGGAACATGCCCTTGTACCGGCCGGGAGCCTCCACCCGCTGCCGGCGTGCCGGCAGAAGTCTAGGCGCGCGCGGAGTCGGGGAGCATCGACTCAACGCGCGCGCCGGGGGGCGGGGGTAGCAACCCGCCCCAATCCGCGGAGCCCTTGTGGAGCTCGAACGCGGAGAAGGCGGCACCCCTAGAGAAGGCCGGGGTGCTCGTCCGTTCTGAGGAACTTCTGGTCGATGCGCTGTCGCTTGAACGCGCGAGCTCGACCACCCTCCGCCGCGGACTTGATTCCGTGGTGGTAGGAGCACAGGCCGCGCAGGTTGGTCTCGTCGTGGTCGTCGCCGCGCCGAATGTGGTCGACCTCCGTGGCCGGCTCGGGGCATCGCTCCGTGCCGTCGCCATCGCTGCGAATCCAGGTGCATTGGTAGCCGTCGCGCCGAAGGACCCGACCCCGAATGCGCGGCCAGTCGGCCGGCAGTCGATCGCGCCTGTTCGAGCCAACCCACCCGGGCATCATTGCCTCCGGGTGGGCGCACTCGCCGCGCTGCGGGCGTGGGTCAGCATCGTTGACTCCAATGCGCGCGCGGCGAGTGCGAACGGGGGCCCCCGTGGCGTCTGCTGGCTAGGCCAGCGCCAACCGGGGGAGCTTGGAAAGGGCACAGATACAGGACTCTGCACTAGGAGCTGCGCCTGCACCTAGTCGATGCGGCTTAGGCGCTGGCCCCCAAAAGGGGACAGCGCGCTAGGGAGCAATCCCAGCGCCCTGTTTCTTCCCTACACTCTACTTATTAGCATGGGATCGACCCCCTGTCCGGGCGCCTGGCCTGTGATCTGTGTCACACCTACACAGCGGCGGCGGCGAAGCCGACGCGAGGGGCAGCGGCGGCGAGAGGCAGAGGTCCAGGGCCCCAGGGGGTAGGAACTGGGGCCCCGAAGGGGCCCGTCAGCGGCAGGCCAGCGAGCCGGGCTCTAGGTGCCTATGCGCAGGGACCGCGCAGGCCGGCGGCGAGGCGCAGAACAGCCCGCGGAGCTGCGGCGATGGTGCCCGGCACGACGTCCGCCGCCGCTGCCTCATCGACCCCCTGAACGTGGCGGCAGCTCGGCTGCTAACCACTTGCGGTGCGGCCGGCGCGGCCAAGGGGGGCATACCCCCACCTCCAGGGCACAACGGACATACGCCGCACGCGGCGCACGGC